TATCGGGGTGATGGCCGGGACGATGTCCGCGCCGAGGCCGATCATGGCGTCGTGCACGTTGTTCATCGCAATTTCGAGCTGCTTTGACTTGCTCTGCGCCGTGATCTCCCACGCCGAGTTCAGATCACCGGAGGCGTGCGTGACCTCCTCGATGATGCGCAGGGTCTGCTCGGAGTTGTTGCCGAAGAGGTTGAACACGCCGGTCAACGCTCGAATGTTGCCGAACACCTCGGCCATGGCCGTCTTGTTGTCGCCGAAGGCGTCGTAGATCTGCTTGAGGGTGACGACGAGACCCTTGTTGGACAGGTTCTGGCGCAGCGTGGCGTAGTCGAGGCCGGTGTACGCCTGCAGGGCCCGCTGGGCGATGGGCGGCATGTCCTGCAAGGTGTTGAACAGCCCACGGAGCTGGGTGGCCGCCTGGTCGGTGCTCGTGCCCGAGAGCGTCATGGCGGCCAGCGCACCGGAGACCTCGCCGAAGCTGACCTTCAGGTTGGCGGCGATGGGGATGACCTGGGAGAGCGAGCCGGCCAGGTCGTCGGCCTCGCCCTTGCCCAGTCGCACCGAGGCGGCCAACTGGTCGCCCACCTTGGCGGCCGTGAGCCCGGTCTTGCGGTACGCGCTGAGCGCCGAGGTCAACAGGTCGGCGACGGTCTTCGTGTCGCCGAAGCCGACGGCCGCGCCCTTCATGGCCACGTCCAGCACACTCATGGCATCGGCGGCCTCGACGCCCGAGCTGGTGATGAAGTACAGGCCCTGGGCCGCTTCCTCCGCGGCGATGCCGTACTCCCGTCCGAGCGCCCGGACCTCTTCCCGCCAGGCGTCGGTCGTCTGGGCGTTGACCTTGTTGATGGCGCTGATCTGGGTCATCGCCTTGTCGAAGTCCTGGAACGACGAGACCGCCGAGCGGCCCATCATCACCAGCGGCAAGGTGAGGCCGACCGACATCTGTCGCCCGACCTGCTGCGCCTTGGTGCCGATCGTCGAGAGCGTCTGTGCGAAGGAACGCTCGATGGCCGCGCCCACCCCTGCAGCCCCTCCAGCACCGCCGGTCGCCGAAGCCAGCGCCGCCTGGAGCTGGCGGGCGACGTCGCCGGTGTTGAACCGGACGTCGACGTAGACCGTCCCCACCGAGGTGGGCATCAGCCGGTCACCGAGAGACGGGCGAACTGGGAGGGAGTGATCACCGTGACCTCCTGCTCCTCACCGGGGCGGGGCACCCGGTAGGGGTTCGGCAGCTTCCAGCGGGGCACGCCCGCGATAAGGAACATCTCCAGACGGAGCAGTGACAGGGAGTCGATGATCTGGGCGAGCAGCTCGTGGGTGTTGTCCCACGAGGCCCGCTCGTTGTGATCACGCACCTCGGCCGCCAGCGTCAGGACATCGTCCCGAGACTCGCGGTACAAGGTGGACTGAGCGATCCCGGTCTGAGCCGACAGCTGGGCGATCAGTCGTCGCCAGGAGCCGGATCGGTAGGGACCTCCGGCGCCTCGGTGCTGTCCGTGGCCTGCTCGATCATGTGCACCGTCTTCAGCCAGGCGTCGAGGTCGCCACCGGGGCAATCGAGGTAGTACCAGACGGCCAGCCCCATGGCGTTGACGCCGGGGATCTCCCCATTGGGGTAGCGGCGCTCGACCTCGCAGATGCCCAGAAAGTTCGACGTGACCACTTCCGATGACCCGTCGGTGTAGGTGACCTTGTAGTCACCAATGGGCATGAAGCCGGACATCAGGTCCGGACCTTCTCGTAGGTCTCGTCCTCCACCGGCTCCTCGTCCTGCTCGTCGGTGGTGAGGGGCAGGGCGGGTGCGTAGGCCGGGTCGTTGGTGATCAGATTGAATGGCGCCGAGCCGTCGGCCGGGGTGAGGATCTGCATCGTCACCGGGAAGTTGGCCGAGTCCTCGCGCTGGAGCGTCTGCTCGACGCCCTCACGGTTCTGCACCCGCTTGTACTCCCAGCGGTAGATGTGCACGCCGTCGATCATCTCCACGAGCATCGCCCGCTCGTCGATCACCGCGGCGGACGGGGGCGTGTAGCGGTACACGTCGGTTTCGAGCGCTTCCAGGGCGTAGGTGCCGCCGCCCATGGCCAGGATCAACTGGTCCCGACCCTGCTGCATCATCGAGAAGCCGATGGTCTTCGGCGTGCGGGTGGAGATGACGCGCACGGGGTCCGCCGACTGCATGGCGTAGATCTCCGTGACCTCCCGGCCGTAGTTGGCGGTGATGCCGTCCGGCGTCACGTAGCCGAGGTCGACCCACGGGTCATCGGGTGGAACCCCCCACGCGGGGAACGGCGTGTCCAGGGGGGCGAGGAAAATGGAAGCAATACCCGCTACGCGGATATCACCAGCGTCGTAAGCCATGGGGGCCTCCTTGGCTCAGGGGTGGGTGTAGATCGACGCCATCGCCAGGTACCGGGGCTTCGGTGGGGCGTAGCCGTCGTCGGGCAGGTAGGAGAGATCGCCGAGGCGCACGCTGGTCACGACACCAATGCCGGGGTGGAGACCGACGAACTCGTCGGCCAGGGCCTGGCGGGTGGTGTCGATAAGTTCACGGGCCTGCACCTTCGGGCCGCCGTAGGCGTCGAACTGCAGGTAGCTCTCGTCGAGGTAGAGGGGGTTGGAGTACACGGGCGTGCCGGCGATCTGGACGATGCGCAGGAACGGGAAGACCGCCCGGTTGGGGATCTCGGTGTAGACCCGGTCGGCCACGATGGCCTGGATATCGCTACGGTTGCGTAGCCAAGCGCTGACGAGGCGCTCGACGTCGACCATGATCATTCGTCGGGGTCCGCCGCTTTGGCGTGCTCTTTGCCTCCGAAGGCCCGCAGCGTGCGCCGGATGGGGGCGTACGGCGGGTTCTTGGCCGAGCCGTACTCGACCAGGAAGGCGAAGTTGTCCCGGTTGACGACCCGGTAGTAGGTGCGGAACCGACGGGTCTGGAACCACGCCTTGAACCGGCCGTGCTTCATCGGCCGGCGCACCCAGGGCACGCCCGGTTGTCTCTTGGGCCACGAGAGCGAGTGACCGACCGGGCTGGCCTGCTCGGCCGCGGACTGGAACGCCTTGGCCGTGGTGAACAGTTCCCGCTGGGCGCCGGGGCTCTCGTTCAGCCACTTGTTGAGGGCTGGGACGTTGATCACGACGCGGGCCATCAAATCCTCCGGATGGCCGTGGTCTCGATGTGGGTTCGCCAGCCGGTGAGGGGATCGATCACCGGCCAGGGGGCGCCGTCGACTTCGAGCGTCATGCCGTCCACCACGATCACGTCGTTGGCGTCGACGACCGACGTCGGTCGGAGGTACACGTGCCAGCGCTCGTGCTCGATCTCATCGGTCTCGCCCCGGGCGGACTGCTGGGGGTGGCACAGCTCGGAGGTCTCGGTGACCATGGCGATCGGGTGGTCGCCGTACTCATCGACCGGCCCCGGGTCCTGGTGGCGCACGGTGCAGGGCACCTTGATGAGCTGCCAGATGGCGTGCTCGTTCACGACGTCCCGTTCACGCTCAGTACCCCAACGGGAACCAGTCGGCGGCAGGCGTGGAGAGCCCCTCGGCGTTGTCGACGGGCACATAGCCGTAGGGGGCACCGTCGAAGCCGAAGGAGCCGATCAGGATCGCCTGGCTGAGCCCCTTGCCTCGGGTCATCAGCGCCAGCTGCTCCCGTTCGGTGTTGGTCAGCCAGGCCGAGCCGTAGCGCACCGAGACCGCACCGAGCTGGGCCGACTCGATGCCGGCCGGGTTGTACCAGCCCCGCAGCGCGGCGTTCACCGTGATGGTGACCACGATGTCGGGGAGGTCGGCGACCAGGTCCCCCGTGTCGGGGTCGATGTAGGACTGGTTGGTCTCGAAGCGCACCAGTGCCGAGGCGTCATCGAGCAGCGCCTGAGCCCTCGCTCGCTCGGTTGCATCAGTCATGGCGCGGCCGAGCCGAGCCTCCATGTCCTCAACCGTGGCGAGCGAGGGTCCCATCAGACCGCCACCACCCGGATGGCCTGACGGGCGTCGAGCGTCTCGGCCCCGGTGAAGGTGGAGACGATGGCCCGGTCCTGCAGGAAGTTCGGGTCGTAGTCCCGGATGAAGCGCAGGGCCAGACCCTGGTAGCTCACGCCCTGGCCGAAGGTGCAGCCGGCCGGCACGGTCGGGGCCCGCATCACGAACGTGAAGGCGTCGCGGGTCATCATGACGAAGCTCAGCGCCGTCAGCTCGTTGGAGACGATCACGTCGTTGCCGTAGAGCCGACCGATGGTCGCGTTGCGCAGGGCCTCGGTGGAGCCCGAGTCCTGGTAGCGCACGATCCGGTTGGCGTCGTCCTGCAGGAGCAGCATCTCGATCTCCGGGGAGACGATGAGCATGCGGCCGGCCTGGGGGACGTTGCGCTTGTTCAGCTCCATGCGGGCTTCGAGGATGGCCGCGTGCAGATCCGAGCCATCGGCGGCCGGAGTGATGGTGGCCGATGCCGGGAAGTTGTTGACCTCGGAGACCAGCACGGCCTCGGCGCTCTCGCCGACCACCCGGGTCAACGGGTCGAGCACCTGGGTGGTGAAGTCGGTCAGCGTGAAGGTGAACTCTTCGTCGGTGACCGGCACGCCCTTGTAGAGGATCGGGCCGATGGTGACCGGGATCGTGGTCTCGTTGATCCGGTCCAGCACGATCGGCGTGGCGGCGTCACGCAGCGTCTGGTCGTACGTGCGGGCCCCGCCACCGGTCACGGTGGCCGGCATGCGCACGTTGATCACCGTGCCCTGACCTCCGGTGAACTCGGCCTCCGCCGAACGGTTCACCAGTCGGGGCAGCACCAGGTCCTTATACAGACCGCCGATCGCCATCTTGGCGATCACCGTGGGCGTGAGGAACACATTGCCTGCCATGGCGACCTCCTACATTTGGCCGTCGAGAGCCATGGCAGGGCTCGACGGGATTACTTGGGGGCTTGCTCCCCCCGGCCCATAGCGATGAGGGCCAGGGGGTCCTCGCCGTCGAGCGAGGAGTTGGACGGCCGGCCGTCGGAGAGCCGGGACTGGGGCTTGCCCGGGACCCTCGGTCCCGCCGGTTCGAGCTGGGCAAGCAGTTCATCGGCCGCCGCTTCCAGCTCTTCCTTGGTGGACCCGGAGAGGAACTTGATGAGCCCGGCCGGCACGGCCTTGGCCAGGCCGACCTCGTTGCGCAGGTTGGTCAGCTCGGCGGTGGTCCTCGCGGCCTTCTCGGCGGCCAGGGCGTCCTGGAGCTTCTGCAGCTCGGACTTGTTCGCCTCTTCGGCGTCCTTGACCTGCTTCTCGTAGGCGCTGAGTTCCTTGTTGCGCTTGTCCGCCTCACGGCGGGCCTTGCGCTCGGCGTCCAGTGCCTTCTTGAGGCCCGACAGATCGCTGGGGGCCTCGGTGGTGTTGTCGGTGGCCGGCTCAGTGGGCTGACCGGTGGTCGGGGGGTTGTTCTGGCCGGCCGCCGTCTCGGTGGCCTGCTCGGAAGCGTCGGACATCTCGTCCCTTTCGCTGGTGGTGCGCTACCGGTTGCGGGAGCGCTCTCTTGCTTGGCTGATCCGCTCGACCGATCCCTGGGCCTTCAGCTCTCGCAGCCGGGCCTGGTTGATGGCCTTCGTCGGGTCGTTGTCTCGGGGCACGGCGACGACCGTGCACTTACAGCCGTGGTGGCCGAAGGTGGCCGAGCTGGCGCTGCGGTAGAGCTGGGTGGCGACCACCCGGCACCACTCGCACGCCTTGGCGCTGATGACCCGGCGGTAGCCCATGACCTTGAGGCCGGGCTGGCCCATGCGGGCACCGGCCCCGTCGTTCACGGCGTCGTAGCCGGTCATCTCGGCCACGCTGGAGCCCCCGAGCCGGGCCTCCTCATAGGGCATGTGCTCGGAGAGGTTGTGCCAGGTGCGCAGGAACGGGCCCTCGAAGTCGATGGCCGGATAGGTCACGTCCACGGCGCTCAATGACTGGCCGGTCAGTTCGGACAGGTAGGCGGCGGCCAGGTCGGCCCCCTCGGCTTGCCCGGCGTTGGTGTAGGGCTGGGCCATCTCGATGAAGCGCTCGATCTCCGAGCGGTCGATGCTGGTCAGCTCCTCGAAGACCTGACGCACCATGTCGCCGATCTGGGCGGCCACCCGGTCCAGCTCGGTCAGGTAGGTGAGGGTGAGCTGCACGGCCTCTCGCTGCGCCTCGGAGCGCAACAGGAGGGTGCCCGCCTCCTCGTCAGCCATCGCTCTCCCGCATGACTCTGGCGTTCTCTGTGGCGGTGGCGAAGGCCAGCAGCCCCAGGCTCTCGTGCGCCCGTTGGTTGTCGGCCGTAGCGGTGAACACGGCCTGTTCGCCGTCGGTGTCGGTGAAGGCGGCCAGCACGACGTAGGCGGTCACGAACACCGACCCCTCGACGTCGTCCGATTCGGCCAGAGCCCGACTGATCGCATCGAGCAGGACGTCAGCGTCCTCAGCCACCCAGCGCCCGATCGGCCGGCGTGCCCCCGGGGACGCCCGGCATCCGTTCGGCGGAGTTGGTCGGACCGGTCACCTGCTGGGGGCCTTCTCGCAGAGCCCGCAGGCGGGCCTTGGCGGCGTCGGTGCGCCACAGCTGCAGGTCCGACCCCGTCGCCCCCGGGA